TCAAACAAAATTTATTTCACAATGAAGAAACCGAAGTCGGTAAAGAGGTATTGAGCAAGAATAATAGAAACTTTTTTCATTCATTGCCATTAAATCACAGGGACCTTAAAAACAGCTCCATATATGAACAACTCATCACCAGCGGCCGCTCTCCGTATGTTCCCGGTGGTTACACTGGAGTAACCGCGGCCACAGAGGGCATCTGGGCATCCACGGGCTTCGGAAACTCGCCGTCGGAGAAGCTGTATAAAGAATACGGTTCTCAGCCATTCTTTAACAAGGATCTTGATGAATGGCACGAGTTTAAAGCTTTAAACAACCTCCGAATTAAACTGGGCTCAGCAACATCTTTTTCAAAAGAAAATTTTATAGAAAACACTCACGCCGGCGATGCCAACAGGCTGTTGGGAAATATTATAATACAGCCATACGTAAAAATTATTGATATCCCTGATGATCCAGAAGAGCGTGATAAATACTGGTCTGATATGACAATAGAAGTGCTGCAGCCAATACCTGATACCGATATAGATCCAACAACTGGAGAGCCATGTGATCCGCAGTATAGTCTTTCTGACCCTATAAGCGCTTTGGAGTTTAAAGATATTTTTGAAGGAATACTCTCGAAAAGAGATGAAGAAAACAATATTTTTAAATCTTATATGTGGAATTATATTCCTTTATCGGCCTGGAGCCATTTTTACAATACTATTTTCTTGAAGACAATATTTTCCCACACAAGTAACCAGTATCCTGGTGTTTCACAGCCTATATATGAACTATACAAAAAATATGGTTTTAAATTAATATTTAGAGAATTTAAAATTGGTTTAAGAATGTCTTATACAATACCAACAGAAAATTTTGATAGTTTTATAAGCAATGATTCTCACAAAATAAGAAATATAATAGAAAATGCTTTTTCTGGGGAAGAAGAGATTAAAGGCCTTAAAGGTTGTAAATCTTTGTACGTACAGCGTCCGTATCATAATACTAGATCTTCAGCCATCGCCATGGTGGCGAATAACGAAATTATGGGAGAATTACACATTCCTATTGTCGAGGTAGAGAAAAACCTAACAATCCAAGAAGGGAAAGCCGGCTTTACCCTAGATGACAACGAAAAATTATTTGATCTTGATGAACTGGGATTCTGGGCGCCAAATATTTTCGGCGTCATGGCCACCGGCCAGACTGAAAATCTAACTACTATGGCCCGCATGGACGAGGGAGTTATCAAATATTTAACTAATACTCCGTATTCTTTCTTTTATAAGCACTTAGCTCAAGATCTTGTGGGATCCCTGAGATCATCTCCTGAATTTAGGTTAATATTTGAGCACTGCATTCCAATTCGTAGATATATGGCCATGGGCTTCATTTATGCAGCAGATGGATTATCTAAATTTATTCCTGAACCAACAGATGTATTGGACGAAACAAAAGATAAAATTCTTATGATTATGCATAATTTAATAAATTCTGCTGATTATAAATTTGTTCCGAATGATGTTTCGTCGGCATTAAAAAATATGAGCTTAAGAAACATGGGGGGGACTACTGGCAAAGAGCCAGATATGACAAAGCTTATACTGAAAATTATCTATAAGACAATGTTTATGATTCTTAAAGGATTCGTGGAAATTACAGATCCGGCTATTATAATTGCTAAGGCAATTATTGATATAGCAAACGCAGTGATCATGACAACGTTAAGCCTAATAGAAGCTGGAATAACAACAGCAAAAACTATCACAGAGGGATCAAAAATTGCTGCAGAAACTGCTATGATGAGTGCAGAGATGCAGTTTAAAATCGCCGCCGGCGTCGCGAATAGTTTAAAACAGAGTTTGAGTATAGAAGTCGACGGTAAATCTATATCAGATTTTATTAATATTAATGTTGAAGGAGACCTGGAGTGTATAACAACTGATGCTACTGAGGAAAAAGAACTTTTAGAAGAGGGAGACGTTATAGCAAATGATACAGGCGCGCCCTTAAACATGCAAATTAATTTGCCTACAGAAGTTGGATCGCTATGGATAAACTCTAGAACTGTAACAATTGATGTAGGAGGCCAGTATACGCTCCTAGAAGGCGAATGGCTAAAACGCGTAGTTTCCACGACCCCAAAGTCCACGACGTGCAACTGGGAAGTGGGGATTCAAGAAGGCCCTGAACTGGACGCCCTGCTAGGGAAGATGGAAGAAGATGACAGAGAAACGTTTGATAATTTTAAAAACACTTTGGATCAAACAAAAGCCCTGTTCAACGGATATATAACAGCCAAGGAGGCTCTATTAGAAATAACAGACACCTTGGAGGGGATTATAAGAGATTTAGAAGATTTTCATGAAGATGCTAAGAAGACCATGGAAGAAGTATTTCAGTCGCCATATTTGCTGCCTGGTCTCTGGGCTGCTATGTTACCATCTATGATGCCCTACGGAGGCGGAATTATCCCGCCCCCATTCTTCCTGGGCCCTCCGAGTACAGTTCCTGGCATGATTTATCTTATATTACTACTTATAGATGCAATGGAAGAAAAACAACATAAAGATAATTTGGATTCACCAGATTGCGATCAGCTTTAGGGGAAAAAATATGAATGGAATAGGTCCGAGCTTGCCGCTTAATAGAGACTACAAGCATGGCGTTTATTCACTAATTACATCCTATGGGGACGAAGTGAAGCAAAATTTTAAGAATCTACTTTTAACTTCACCTGGCGAACGAATGATGAATCCTGATTTTGGAGTTGGTCTTCGTCACTACCTCTTTGAATTTAGTGAACATTCTATACCACAAATTAGACAGAGGATACAGAATCAAGTAGGTAAATATATGCCGTTTATTCGAATAAACAAGATAGAAGTTGGTACTAGCGATCAAGAAATAAGCAATCCGAATATTTTATCAATAAAAATTATATACGATGTGCCAAATATGAACCTACAAGCTTCAATAGTTTTAGAACATGAAAGGGGCAATTAAATAAATGGCAAAGAAAGAAAAGAAATTAATAAGATATACAAATAAGGAATTCAACTCAATAAAAGAATCTTTAGTAGAATATACAAAAAGATATTATCCGGATGTATATAAAGATTTTTCTGAAGCCTCTTTCGGATCTTTGATGCTTGATACTACCGCATACATTGGTGATATGCTATCTTTCTATTTAGATTATCAAGCTAACGAGTCTTTTTTGGATACGTCTATCGAGTACGACAATATACTCAGACATGGAGAGCAAGTCGGTTATAAACAGTCTTTGCGTGCCAATTCTTTTGGCACCGTTTCGTTATACGTTTTAGCTCCGCCAGATGCAAACAATGTCGGCCCGGACAAAAGTTATTTGCCAGTCTTAGCCAAAGGAAGTAAGTTCTCTTCTAATCTTGGACAAATATTTACTTTAACAGATGATATTAATTTTCGCGATTATAACAATGAAGTTGTTGTTGCCACCTCTAATGCCACTGACGGCACTCCTACTTCCTACGCCATAAAGGCTTACGGCCGCGTCATCTCCGGTATTGAGGAATCCGAGACGTTTAATATAGGAAGTTTTACTAGATTTTTGACACTAACCTTGTCAGACCCAAATATTACAGAAATTGTCTCAGTTACAGATACCGAGGGTCATGAGTATTATGAAGTTGACTATCTCTCACAAGACACAGTTTTTAGGTCTGTTACAAATAAAGACCGCACAACTCGAAAACACGTTCCTAATATAATTGTTACAACTTCAGTTCCTCGTAGATTTATGGTCGATTATAAAAAAGGCGCCGCACATATTAAGTTTGGATATGGCTCTGAATCTTCATCAAAAATTGATAATTTAACACACCCATCCAATGTTGTATTGAAAATGCATGGTAAAGATTATGAACAAGATACAAATTTTGATCCATCAAAGCTAGTCACGACTGACAAATTTGGGATTGCCCCTGCGAATACTACTATGCGCGTTGTATACAGAACAAATACAACTGATAGTGTAAATGTTGCAACTCGCGGCTTGACAGATATAGCAGACCCTATCCTTGTATTCGACTCAGATGCTACAAATGGTTCAAAAATTGATCTAGTGAGAGATAGCTTAGAAGTTGTCAATGAACAGCCCATCACCGGCGATGTTAGCTTGCCAACTGTTTTAGAACTAAAGCAAAGAGTAAATGATGTTTTTGCTTCACAAAATCGCGCTGTGACCGCTGATGACTACGAGGCCTTGGTGTACAGAATGCCACCAAAATTTGGAAAAATCAAAAGAGCAAAGATTGTTCGTGATCATGATTCTTTTAAAAGAAACCTAAATCTCTATTTATTGTCAGAAGACTTTGATGGTAATTTCACTGTCTGCAGCGAGGCTTTGAAGAACAATGTCAAGGTTTGGCTCAACCACTATAGGATGATAAATGATACAATTGATATTTTAGATCCAAAAATTATCAATATTCATATTGATTTTGTTGCGGTTGTTGATTATGAACAAGATAAGTATGAGGCGTTGAACATTGCAATAACAGAAATACAAAAAATGTTTAAGCAAAAAAGAGACATAAACCAGCCAATATATATTACTAAGATTTATGATATATTAAATAATTTAGAAGAAATTGTCGATGTAACTAAAGTAAAAATAGTCAACTTATCTGGTGGACTATATTCTGATGAAACTGTTAATATAAATGAATGGACCTCGGCCGACGGAAGAATCCTATATGCACCAGAAAACGTCGTTTATGAATTAAAATATCCAAATACTGATATTAGGGGGACCATTAGATAATGGGCATTAAAAAATATAATGCTAGCCAAGACAATACTATAACTAACGCTTATGGTGTAGACTTATCAACTCGCGCGACGGGATCAAACATGGGCGCTTCTGATATATTAGAAGTATTTTCGATATATGGGTTACAGTCTACATCGTCTGCCGAGCTATCCCGTGTATTAATAAAATTTCCTGTTGATATAATTTCTTCAGACAGAACAGCCAGCACAATCCCTGCATCTGGTAGCGTTAAGTTTTATTTAAGAATGTTCAACGCGCGCCACTCTGAGCAGCTTCCTCAAGACTATACTGTAAATGTTTTAGCGGTATCACAATCATGGCAAGAAGGCTATGGCTTGGATATGGAAAGTTACACTGATAAAACCAAAGATGCCATTGAGGGATCAAACTGGGTAAACAGGGATTCTCTTCCAGCAGCGTCTTGGGCCCAGATTGGTGGTGATTATCATACATCATCTTACACCCCTGCTGAAACAATGCCTGGCTATACTCATACTTTTACTGGCGCTGACGACATGCTGTTGGATGTTACGGCAGCAGTGGAAGAATGGGTAGCCGGCACACAAGCAAACAATGGATTTGGAGTGTTTTTAACTGCTAGCTTCGAAGCCTATACAACGGCTTCAGATGCTAATGTTATTCACAATCCAAGCGGGGCCCAAAAAAGCTTTTATACAAAAAGATTCTTTTCTAGGTCGAGCGAATTCTTCTTTAAAAGGCCGACTATTGAAGCTAGGTGGGATTCAAGAATAACAGATGATAGAGGTAATTTTTATTCAAGCAGTTCTGTTGCTCCAGCAGTTGATAACATAAATAATCTGTATTTATACAATTATATTCGAGGCACTTTAAAGGACATCCCGCATACTGAAACACTAACAGTTAATTTATACGATTCAAGTGATGACGCCCCCACTGGTGGTGTTTTGTCGGCCTTTACTACGTCTAAAATTAGCACTGGGATTTATAAAGCATCGGGCTCTATCAATACAGCTTTAACCACCCTGCACGACGTCTGGTCCGGAAGCGTAGGGGGGGAGTATAAAACTGGCTCTATCGCCGTCAAAAGCATTAATGACATATGTGTACGAACTGCAAATGATTATGTAAGATATTCAACAAAAATTCTTAATTTAAAACCTTCGTATAACAAAGATGAGCAAGCTAAATTTAGAATCTTTACAAAGCAGCTGGGCTTGAGCCCAACAATTTATACTGTTGCAAATTCCGATGCGCAAGTGGCAACAATTCCAAGCGCATCATTCGAAATTATTCGCATGGTGGACGAGAAAACAATAATCCAAAATTCATCTGGAAGCTCGGATTATCATACATATTTATCATATGATAATTCTGGTAGCTATTTTGATTTAGACATGACGATGTTAGAGCCTGGCTATATGTACGGGATTAAATTGGCTTTTTACTCATCTGATGGCTGGAGAGAGCAGGAAGAAGTGCATAAATTTAGAGTCGAAAATAATTAATAATATAGTTGGGCAGGACACATGGGTATTAAAAACTTATTCAATAAAGGACATTCTTTAAAGTTTTTAAAAAATAAAACACGAGATAGTTTTAGAGAAGACGTAGAGTCCCATCGATATATAGAAGAGTACTCAGAACGACGCAAGCGTTTTATACCTGACGTTGACTTTACTACTGCATCTAATTTTGCACGCTTCGGCCTAGCAGAAGAATATTATGACTCTGCAATTAAACGCATATATCAGACGTATCCTTACGATGGCTCCCAAGCAGAAAAAATTGAATGGGAAAATGAAAGTACATATTTAGACCTCTTTTTGTTTGAGAATGAATACCCTAGAACAAATGGATATGTAACTTTTAATAGTGGCTCGGGAACATATACCGGCACGGCAGAAGACTACACCTATAATAGTACTTTGCCTGAGTACATCTTTTTAAAAGGAGGACCACATCAAGACCCTTCTGGCGACTATAAGAGTGATTTTTCAGCTGGCCCTTCTAAAAAAGGAATATCAAAAGCAAATATCTACCATACAGCTAGCCAGAGAACAAACAATCTAGAAATCGACATGTCCAAGGGCGTGACAATTGAATTTTGGATGAAAAAAGATGGATTTGCCGCTGGCCCTTCACATGACCCCGCCCCGGGTAGCCAAATATACGAATATATATTCAATATTGCTGCATCTGGATCAACTGGCAGTGACTATGGCAACTTAAGACTAGGCATGAGAGGCGATCGCCCCACGAATATAAATTTTATTATAGAATCTGGTTCCACGCCAACACAAATATTATATGATTTTGATACTGGTTTAACTAAAATAGATGACAGCACCTGGCACCACTATGCATTCACTGCCAAGACATATAATAATGATACAAATCTTAATTTATATGTTGATGGACAGCATGTTTCTAGCCAGACGGACACAGATACAGTCAATCCCATCCTAGGTACCCTGATCGGAACAATCGGCGCTTTAGCATCTCCTAGAGGCACTAGTCTTAGCGTAGCCGACTTAGGTTGGGGTAATGTGGTGTCTTGCTCGTTTGACGAGTTCAGATACTGGAAAACAGAGAGAAACGCGCAGCAAATTGGTCGCCACTACCGTGGCCAGATCGGCGGCGGAACCAACACGGATAACGTAAAATACGATGATATATCTAATTTTGTTGATCTGGGTGTATATTATAAATTTAATGAAGGAATTACCGGAGATACGACAAAAGACGCCACTGTGTTAGATTATTCTGGTAGAATATCTAACGGAGATTTTGTAAATTATAGTTCTCTAGAATCGCGAAATACTGGCTCTGCTATCGTTATTGCAGGTGCGGCAACCAAAGAATTTAAAGACCCGATTATATACTCTGGACATCCAAGCGTTTCTGACTTGCTTTCTAGCAAAAAATTAAGCGGATCTTTTCATGATCATGAAAATACAGTTTCGTTATATCGATCTATGCCAGGATGGATAGTCGAAGAAGACGAAAAAAGCTCTGGACACCTAAAACAACTAACTCAAATTATTGCTAGCTTTTTTGATGATTTGTATCTTCAAATAGAAAAACTTCCGCGTTTAAAAGACATTAATTACCCTGATGATAACAACTACGAGAAGCCTCTACCGTTCGCTGAAAGGCTGCTCACTGCACGCGGCCAAGACGCCCCGGAATTATTTGCGCATGCTTCGATTATGGCAAAATATCTCGAAAGAGATGAAAAAAGGCTTTTTGAGAAGAAGCTCCACGAAGTAAAAAATATTATTTATCAGAATATTTATAATAATCTAGCTTATATACAAAAATCCAAAGGCACATATAAGTCTTTACGTAATTTCTTAAGATGTTTTGGTGTAGATGAAGAGTTAATAAAATTAAATATCTATACAAACGATGGCGAGTATGAATTCAAGGATAATTTTACAAACATAGCAGTTCGTAAAAAATACTTAGATTTTGATGATTTAGAAACAAGGCACAACGCCTCGGGGAAAACAACTTACTCCGGATCTTATTCAGCAACAGCATATCAAGTTACATCCTCGGCTGATTCAAATTCAATATCTTATATTCCAGCAATTAATACAGCTTTTATGTCAGGCGCGGCAATGACTTTGGAGACTGAAGTATTTTTTCCGAAAAGAAGCATAGTTGGTGATACAAATTATCTTATGTTTCCATCTTCAACTTCCTCAATCATGGGCATGCATGCAGTAGTGGCGTCAGATACAGATTTTACGTGCGACGAAGACGATACAATTAATTTTAATATTGTTGCCACCAAGCCTGATGATGATAAAAGAAATGTTCAATTTAGTTTAGTGACTTCAGGTTCAAGCAACATCATGGCAGATTTGCTGAGCGACACTTACACTGGTGTATATGATAACGAAAAATGGAATTTAGCGTTTAGATTGAGACCAACAAAATATCCTTTGGCAAATTTGGTTGATGGTAGCTTGTTGGACCATAACGATCCTACTTCTTATGCCGCGGCCTATACTTATGAGTTTTATGGCGTTAACTATGTTTCGAACGTCCTTCAAAATGAATTTACTGTTGCTGGAACAATGAGCACAGAAGACGCATACAAATTTTTTACTAAAAATAAAAGAGTATTTTTAGGCGCTGCAAGAAATAATTTTACTGGCAGCGTGACACAATATTCTGATGTTAAGGTTTCATCTACCAGAGTATGGTTAGATTATTTGGATGATGAAACTATCCGCGCGCATGCTAGAAATGCCAATTCCTACGGCGCATTAAACCCTTACAAGAATTCAAACTTCACAATTAGTAAAAATCAACTATTTGGGAAGTTTATTCCACAAATAGACACACTATTATTCCATTGGGGGCTGGACAATGTTACCGGCTCTGATTCTACTGGCAAACTAACAATATCAGATTTTACTTCTGGTTCTGCTTCCGATGTCACTAATAATAGATATGGCTGGTTCAGTGACATAACTAAGCGTAATTATCCCGCTCAGGGGGATTTCTTTGTTGCTGACAACAACTATGCAGACCAGGCTGTAGATGTTGAATATGTACAAACAGCCAAGCAAAAGCTGCCGGAAGTCTCTAACAGTGATGATATGATAAAAGTCCTCACCAAGCAAGATGACGTTGTTTTTACAAGAGATACGACATATGTTCAACATCTAATATCAATAGAAAAAAGCATGTATCAGATTGTATCTGAAGAAATGCTAAGATTTTTTGCTACTGTTGTCGATTTTAATAATCTGGTTGGTGACCCGGTTAACAGATACCGTTCACACTACAAAAGAATGGAAAAGCTTAGAGGCCTATTTTTTGAGAGAGTTGAAAACGAGCCAGATATAGAAAAGTTTATTGAATATTTTAAATGGGTTGACTCAGCTGTAACTTTAATGATAAGCGAACTAATTCCTGCTTCTTCTAATACTGCAGAATTATTAAGAAATATGATCGAAAGCCATATATTAGAGAGGAGCAAATATTGGTTTAAATTTCCCACTATGGAAGGCAATGTTCCTGAGCCTGTTTCAACTTTGTATGCAATAGAAGAGTTAAAATACAATTGGAGAATTGGCCACGCGCCCCTCAACCCCGATCAGGCTACAAATCAAAGTCAAAATTGCTTGTGGTGGAAACAAAGAGCAGAAAGATCTGGTGTTCTGACTTCTGGCGATACAAATATAGATAGTAATAAAGACGTCATCTTAAAGACAGCAGTTACTGAGGTGTCGAGTTCAACAGCAACACTTTCTACGGCTGCCGGCACAACTTATCAGGAAAGCTATTACCCAAACAGAAGTTTGCGCCGCACCATTGATATGGAAATGGAGCGTTCATTAAAACTTAAAGGAGGCTCTAATCCTCAGCAAGCCAACAAGCATGATTTTTATAAAAATGTTATAAAGTGGGGCAGCGACGATGACTTCATTTATTTAGACTTGGACAATGAAATTAAAGAAGTTGATTGTAACGATAAATTTATTCCAGATGAGTTAAATAAAAAACGTTTTAGAATGACGGCCTTGACCATGCCGGCAAACGAGATAACAGATTCTAATGCGCTTGGCACGGGGATAAACGACAAACAGCCAACAGACGGGAAAGCTAGCTTATTTTTACCTTTTAGTATTTATTCTTCTTCGATTAACACCGGATATCAAGGGTTGTACGCTGATCAATTTAAAATTGATTTTACGAATTTGCACGATGACAAATATGGTTATGACGCAGAAGTACCCATGCAGGGTCCGTTCACTGAAAAATACGTTGGAGGCATGCAACACCGCCATGTTGACTTAAACTTGGGCACGGACACCTCGTTAACAAGAGCAGAAGGCTGGCATTTACAGGAGTTTTTGGATAGGACATTCGGGTCTGAACTTTATATATATGAAACTTTTGGTGCTGCAACGACTACGCTTACCACTGATGTACGTATTCTTTCTATTCCACCTCTTACAACTGCTTCTATTGTGCCGGGGTTTGAAAGGGAACCAAGTCCATATGAATATTGGAATAACGGTGTTGGCGCGGATAATTCTTGGACATTTCTTAAGGGCCCAACGCCTTCTGTTGGCACTGGTCCAAATAACTCTGAGGCCGATGCCGGCTATGCTTACTGTGAAGTGCTACCATCAAAAGTCGGCCAAACGTTTAGCTTAGTAACTCCTTTAATCGACTTGCTGGACTTACAGTCAGATGCATCCCCAGAAATGTGGTTCCAGTATCACATGCACGGCATTCATATTGGAAATTTAAA